ATGTTGGTTACCCCATTCGTTGTCTTGCTAGATAATCATACTACAAATAGAAAAGGGGAAATAACCGAATCCTATGGCTGGAAGTGGGAGAATAAACCTAATGAAAACTGGCAAGGTTATTTTGCTAACCATTTAACATTAAATGGATACGATATTAGGCTAAAACCGTTTTATTATCCATATAGCGGATACGTCCTCACTAGCTCTCTACACTACGCCGGCGCCCGCGGTTATTATTGGAACACGATAACGACCGCCCCTGTAAAAAGGTGGCGGTTATTTATTGATAAATATCGGGTTTGTCAAATGGCTTGTCTAGGGTTCATTGCTAAGCCCAGCGCGACTATAACGGACGAGCGCGCCAAGTTAGTCCGTGTAAGTATTAACAATTTAAGATACTATCACTGGCGCGATTGACCGCATAACGACTTAACGCGCGGAGTCCGATCGCGCGCGTAGCACCACGACAATTTGACCAAAGTTAAAATAACTTTTTATCAAGTTTTTGCTTAATATGGGAATTAAACTCATACTCTGTTGTGCGGCGAATCGTGCCAGCGATAAGAAAGGCAAAATATGGCAAAACTTATACATATGCCGGACGGCACTATTAAGACCGACAAGGGCGTGCCGGTCGTAGTTGTCGAGCAAAACGACTATAAAGAAGGCAAAGAGAAAGGAGAGGAGATATAACAATGCCAGAGATAAACACCCGACCTTATAACCCCATCTACCGAGCGGAACGTAGCCTCTACAACAGGACTATCACTATATATGGAGCAATCGGTAAGCGCATTTATTACAGATGCACCGGTAAGCAGGCCGTTCAGCAATATGAAGAAGAATGGGAGCAACAAGAGGCGGCAATGTGTGAAATATAAAAGCGGATGCTGCGGTGGCAGGATCGGCGCGCGTCAGCGCGCCATCCCCACGCATCCCGCCACCACAAGATTTGCTTTTTACGCACACAATTCCGCCGCGAGAGATAGTGGAAACTAACCGCGCGTATCAGGACGGAACGCAAGAGAGCGCAACGCGCGACCTTGCGCGAAGTCCGCGCGCGGTATCATAAAGAACTATCTCGCGCGGAATTAGGGATTCAGAAATTAGAGGAGTGGGAGAAAGGACAAGATGCCGAGCAAGGAGTTCGTGCCAATGGTGCGCTATGTCGGCCAAGTGATAGTATTCTTTCGTGATAAGCACACTGTGATTGTCAAGCAAGGCTCAACGATGGTGGTATTTCACCGGTGGTGGGAGCGACACGATTTTGATTATAGCAGTTCGTGGAAGCCATTTTGTCAGGCTTTGCGCTGTAATGCCGGGCTAACTTTGGCACGATGTTGCTGCCTAGCCGACAAATACGAAGTATCAATGCAGTCATATAGTGGCGGCTTAACGATTCCGCCCGATATTAAGGTTATCGGCGGCGGTCGGAAGGATGCAAGTAGATGGTAGCCACGATTATGTGCACGAGAAGAATAGTAGAAAACGGAGTTGAGAAAATGATTAGCCAATTACAAATAGAATATCATGGAGTAGTGGTCAGTAAGAAAAATAGTAAAGTGATTCGCGTGAATCGGCGGACGGGTCAGCGTTTTATCACGAGCAATAATATCGCGAAGCGCAACGAAAGCGACATGGTGGAGCAGTTTGCTTTGCAGACACGCGGCGCGTTTAAGGCGGAAGACTGGTCGCCGTGTTCTTTGGAGTTTAAGATTTATGAACCCGACCTCAAACGGCGCGACCTTGATAATCAGATTACATCGGTGCTTGATGCCCTAGTGCGCGCCGAAGTTCTGCTGGATGACAGTATAGAAACCGTGCGCGGAATTACGGTGCGCCTGATGGGAGTGTCAAAAAGCGATCCACGCGTAGAAGTGATTTTAACCAAAGAGCAAGGAGCAGTGCCATGTCTGCCGTGAAGAAGAAATCTAAAAAGCGGCGCGTTGTGGCGCGAAAAAATCCCACAAAGCAGGGATTTCCGGACGAAGTTGGCTACAAAAAGCCACCTAAAAGCCGGCAGTTTGGCGAACCGGACGGCAACCCTAGACATAGTGGCGCATGGAAGAAAGAAGACACTCTGCGCTACAAATTAGAGAAATTGATTAACGGACTAGACAACAGCGAACTGGAAGAAGTATTGAACGACCCAAAGACACCACCGGGAGTGCGGCGGCTTGCTACCCTGCTCTACAAGAGCAATTATGAGAAACCGGAGAGTGAGTGGCGAGTTTGGGAGGGCGCAATGAACCAGGCCTACGGCTTGCCGAAACAGTCGATTGAGCAGACTAATCTTGAGCCACCAGTGCCACTCAGCCCGCGAAGTGCGCCAATCGAGCCGGCTGTGCGCGCGGAGGGCGTAGGCGCGACAGACGAAGGGGCGAGCGAAGCGAAGACCCGAAGGTCGCGCCAGACCGAAGTGCGCAACACACCGCCGTCGGGCGCGAAGCCTGCGACCGCGCGGCGCACGCGAAGCGGGCCGAAGCGCGAAAGGAGCAAGGCGGAGCAACCATAGGCGGTGCTTAATATCTAGTGCTTTTGCGCAAGGGATAGAAGCGGAATTGGCCGCGATCGGATAACGGACCCTTAATAGTGTAGCAAGTTTGCGGCCAATGTAGCGGATAGCCCGGCGGCGCAGCCGATGCGCCCAAATAAATACTTTACAAAGTGTTAAATAAAACAGGGGTAGAATGTATCAGGACACCACGGCATTACAGAAGATAGAACAGATGGATGCGCGCATCAATATCATACAGGGCGGTGCGCGTGCCGGAAAGACTACTGCTATGATTATTCGGCTGTGCGACCTGACTTTTGCCGTAGAAGATAAGTTGATTAGTGTCGTATCAGACACCTACCCCAATTTGGAGAAAGGCGCGATTCGCGACTGGGAGAAGTTGCTTAAACGCACGCATCGCGAGCGGTATTTCATCCGCAATAAAGTGAAACATACTTGGACGAATCGGATTACCGGCACGGTAGTAGAGTTCTTTTCTTGCGAAGCGGATGATGCGCTGGGCGCAGGGCGCGACTATCTATTCATTAACGAAGCCTATCGCGTGGATTATAAGGTGTTTGACCAACTAATGTTGCGCACGGAAGTCATGGCTTGGCTAGATTTCAATCCAGTGAATGAGTTTTGGGTGCATACAGAGATAATGCAGAAACGCACTGATTGGCAGTTCCTGAAACTCACCTATCTTGATAACGAAGGTATCCCACCGGCTGTATTGAGCGATTTATTGCAACACCGGGGCGATGGCACAAATAACTGGTGGCGCGTATATGGTTTGGGTGAGATTGGTGCGCTAGAAGGCAACATTTATTCCGGATGGATTGCCGAAGACGAACTGCCGCCGGGTCTAGTGTTTCGGCGGTATGGGGTAGATTTTGGCTATAACGATCCATCTGTGATTATTGCGGTGTGGGAAGACGAGCAGACAAAGGCAATTTATCTTAAACTCTGCCTATACAAGACACATCTCACGAGCAAAGAAATCGTGGCGGAAGCCGTGAAGATTAACGCGGAGCAGGAAGGGCTGTTTGTCTGCGATAATGCAAAGCCGGAAATGATACAGGATTTGTGCGAAGCCGGGTTGCGCGCAATTCCCTGTAATAAATCGGCCAGTGGTAAAGTGAATGGCAAGAAGTATAACATCAATCTAGTGCAAGAGCGCGAAGTGCATTATTTGCGCACCGATAAGCCGCTAGAACAAGAATACCTAACCTATCCATGGCGCGTGCAGAAATCCACCGGCAAGACACTAGACGAGCCGGAAGACGGCAACGACCATTGCATGGATGCGCTGGCCTATGCGGTGCGTGATATGGAAAGGAAGCCGGTGGAATATGGGGCTGTTAGGTTCTGAATGGTATAATAGTTGTAAATGAAAAGACCAACTATAAAACTTCTGATTAAGCGATTATCTTTTGAAGCGGAACTCGTGGATAAGTGGAAGCATATTGCGCCACGATATGGCGAGAAAAATACTGCGGAAATCAAAGAGTATTTGCCGGCCGATCCATTTTTGCTTTACGATTTCAAATGCTTAATGCTGATTCACGAAGAAGGTAGGTCAAAAGAAGAAGCCATCGCTATTGCTGACGATATGAAGCCTGATGACTGGTATGAAGTGTGGCTAGACTTGAAAAAGATGCTTGATAACGCGTGGAAAAAATCTTCTGAATAGGTTGCGCGGAGGCGCAACGCGCCGGAGCGTGAAATGGAGCGGAGCGACTGGGCGCGCCAAGCGAACGCAGTTCGCTGACTGGCGAGTGGCGCGGAGCATCGGTTTCGTTGCCATTGAAATAAAAAGCGCCGCGAGAAAGTCAGGGGCGAAGCCGCGATAAGACTTAATAGCAAAAACGGTCGAGAGCAAGCCCCGGTGCGCCCCATAAGAGCGGAGCGGTCATACTAGTAGAAACGGGGGTAAAGTGGTATAGTAATAGAGTAAAAATTGCTAATCTCATCAGTGCGAGGCAATAATCATGGGTAAACCGAGAGTCTATATTGATACGAATGTAATTAATAATCCGACGCCAACGGGCGGTCTTCTTGGGAGCAGCAAAAAACTTAAATCTCTTGAAGCACAAGTTGATATTGTGATACCTGAAATCGTCAGAGATGAACTCATTGAACATAAACGACAGGCGCATGAAGAAGCAAAACAACAATTACTTAATAATGCCCTGTTGGAACAGATTGCGGATCGAGAATTAGTAGAAAAGATAGATTTTTGTGCTCCGTGTGCTCTCTCCGAAGAAATTGTCAATTTTGCAACCGAAGATATTAAAGATTTTGAAGGATTTTATAGATGGATGCGAGATTTAGCACTACGGAATAAAGCGCCTTTTGATAAAAAGACCGACAAGGGGGTGAAAGACGCAATAATCGCCTTTGTGATAGACGAGTATATCAGGGAAAAAGATTCGGAATGCCCAGTAATACTAGTTAGTAACGACTCTAGGTTGGGCGAATATTTTCAGAATCGTAAAGATGTAGTTTGGGTTAAGAGCCTGAAAGAACTTGAAGAATATCTAGAAACAATGCAGAAGCAAGGTGATCGGTCTTCTCGCAACCAACAGTCCGTTATTCATGATTCTAAGAATGTAACCGCCAAATGCCATGGACTGGCCGTTAATAACGCGCCAACACCGCAACTAAAGAGAGCAAGGGAGTTATTAACGGAGTTGCGTAATAGTGGTAATTTTGCTACAACCCATAAAATTATTGCAGATTTGCAGCCATATCTGCAATATCTAGCAGATGAAGACTATGTAGATATTCTGCTATCAGCACTCAATAACAGCCAAATTATGTGGTTGGCGCAAGATACGGATGTAGAATCGTTCCTGAAGCCGATTTTTGATAAATATAAAGGAAGATTAAGTATTGAACAATACAATGATTTCGTAAATCGGACTGGATGGCCGAACTATAGAGTTAAGGAACCAGTAGAGGCTATCACGATAGATGACATTCCATTTTAAGAAAAACCATTGTATTTTTCTTAGTTTATGCTACAATAAAAAGTGAAAGAGGCTGGCTCGAAAAGCGTCCGGATGGATGCCTGCCCTATAAAATGGGATAGAGCCAGTTTCGCCTTATCTTCACTTATCTTTGAGATCAAGTCGCTGAATGGCGACAATTTTATTTTCTAGAATTGCAAGATACTCGCGCGAATCTGTTTTATTTGGCTGCATAGCACGATTTATCGAGCCGGCGATTAAGTCTGCAAGTTGAATCAAATTGTCTTTGACGGAATCCTCAGTCTTAATTTTCTTGATTTTATGCTGTTTAGTAGTGTTAATTTCGTGTCGCAAATAAGACATTATGCGCAACTTGTGCTCTTTGCTGGAGCGGCCATCAATTTTTACAAATGCTTCATTCATCGGTATGATGTGTAATAACTCTTTGACAGTCCAGTTATATAATTTTTCACGGTCAAACACTGGCAACATCCGTTCATAGCTGCTTTTATCAACATAAACAGAATAAACCTTAAAGTCATACTGACAGACAGTCTGAAGTAATTGTTTAATAATTTGTTTGTTAGTTTTTCGGAACTTGAACTCGGCTTCTTCTTGCCATCCTAGCGACTGACGGAAATCCGAAATCGCTTTATTTACTTCGGTAGCGACCTGCGGTTCAATAAAAACTGCTGATGCCATAATAAAATTACTACTTGTAGCGCCCTTGAAACCCGGATCACCAGAATCATCTATAAAAACCAACTGCCCTGTCGTATTCATATCTAACATATTATACCATCTCTACCTCGATTATACTAGGGTCTTTTTTTGGTGCTTGGAAATAATCATTTGCGCTATATCTTATGTGTTCTAATAATCGGAATTATGGACAAGATTAGCCAAAATGAGAATGATTTACACTATACCGCGCTAGAACTGGCGGAGATTAAGTCGGCACAGGTTGTAGCGACTGATAAGAATAAACAGGCAGAAACAGAACAGACCGCAGAGCGGACGATTGTTTTTGTTGCAAGCGATAACAGTGAAGACCGGGCGCATGAGCATGTGGAAATTGCGACCTTCTATCTGCCGACCAAGAACGGCGGACTGGTGCGCGTAGCTGACCTTGCAGAAAGTAAGGACGTGGCCGTGGATGTGCCACTGCTCACCGATCATAACGGCTGGGAGGTTGATAAAGTCATCGGGTCGGTGCGAAGTGCCACCTATGAAAACGGCAAACTGGTTTTCACGGTCGGTATTTCTAAACGCAAATATGCGCAAGATTTAATGACCCTAATAGACGAAGGGCATCTTCATAATGCGTTCTCGATTGGCTGGCGGGGCGGAGCCTATGCTCCAGACACTAAAACCTATATCGACGGAGAGATTCTAGAAGTGTCGCTCGTCACGCGTGGCTGCAATCGTGATGCAGTGGTGCTGGATGTAAAGTCTGCGAACCCCAATAGCCGGGATGCGCCACCTAATATAAAAAGCCCGTCGGAAGTTAAAAGTAATCAAACAATAATTAAGCAAGGAGAAAAGACAATGCAAGACGAAGGTATTAAGAAGACAGAAACCACAACCCCAGCGACCGAGCCAGTCGTTCCGGACACTGCGCCGGAAACTGACCCAACACCCCAAACGAAAGGAACTCCAATGAACGAAACCACCAACCACAAACAAATCGCCGCGGCGCAGGTGCAAGCACCAACACAGAAAATCACAGTGACGAGCAACACGAAAGCCTATCTTGACACCGAGGAAGCCAATGTGGATTTCGCGAAGTTTATCGCGGAAAATTACGGCAAGTCTAATTCCGCCGTCATTAAGGCATGGGCGGAAAAGATGGCCGAGAAAGGCATCACCGGTGACGATATTCTGCCTTCCAGACTAGAGCAGACCTTCTTCAAAGTATGGACGAGCGACCGCGGTATTCTTGCGCACATGAAATCCGCCAAAGCCTTGCAAGGCAGTGTTTATGGCTTCTATGCTAATGGTCGTGGTGCTGGCCATAAGAAAGGCGAGAAAAAGGATAATGTCGGCTTTGAAACTGTCCGGCGTGATTATAAGGCAAAAATTGCCTTCGCGAAGATGCCGATTGACTTGCAGGATTTGATTGACGATACTACCGGCGAACTCACAATCTTGCGCGGCGAACTATTGGCCGACCTACTCTACAATGAAATTGTCCGCGCCATTATCGTCAGCGATGGGCGCGGTGAGCCGAGCGAGGGCGCAAAAGACCTCCGGATGTTTGACGGCACGCGTGGGCTATGGAGTATGCTCGGCGACATTAACAAATCGGTGGCTAGTGGCACCGATAGCGCCACCAAGTTCGCAAAAGCCGTAGCAACTAAAATTGCTAATAGCGCTGAAGACAATGCCTACGACAAGGCTGTAAAAACCCTCTCTGCTCTCAAGGGCAAGACCGAGAAAATCTTGGTCGCGCCGGAAGGCTTTATCTCCGGCTTGATGCTGGAGAAAGACAAGGACGGTCGCTATGCCTTCGCGCCGGGTAGCAACTTCTCGCAACTCTTGACTGCGAAAATCTTTGAGTTTGATTTCATGACCGATTGCGGTATGGATTTAATCGGCTTCAATGACGGCAAGTATTTGTTCCCGAATGGCCGCGACATGCTTCGTTCCGCCTTTGATAACGACTATAACCAAGATGTCCTACTCCACGAAAAGCCAGTGGCTGGGTCACTCTTTGGCCGCAAGGTCTGTGCCGGCTATGCCAGCGCTACAAGTGGTGGCAATAAGAATAATAACGACAACGATAGTGGCAGTGACGAAAACGGCGAATAGACAGCAAATAGGTTGGGGCGGATACCGCAGGTAGCCGCCCCACACAAAGCGAAACGCAGGAGTGGCCGTAGGTAAAGAAAATGCTTGCATTTTCTTTAACCGCTACGACTGCGGGAGCGACGAAGTCGCGATGATGGGCGATGTCGGACGGCGCAGGGCCACCCCAAGCCGTAGGACAAGCCCACGAACGAATCATTATCTATACAAATTGTAATTTGTCTATTTTTTATTTTTCTTCTGAATAGCACACATTATCACGAAAGCCACGACAGATACCAAAAGCGATAGAAATCCTACCATCCACATATTAAGTTTATTAGTTAGGACGAGTGTCATACACATTAAAAATACTGCCAAAAATGCTGTGCCAATGGTGTAAAATAATTTATCAAGTTTCATATATTCTCCTAATTATGATTTGTCTTTATCTCATTATAACATTTTTCACCTGCCGTTTGTCGTATATCTTATGTATTTTCACAATAAACCCTAGAATGACGATTTCATTAACCATAACCGAATGTGAAGCCTTTATTGGACGAGAACTGCGTGACCGCGAAGCGCAGAACTTTGACCTGTTCTGCGAAGTGGCCGAATCGCGACTTAATAATCTGTTAAGTCGGAATGTATCGGAAATAGATGCGCCGGAAGATTTGACTTTGATTAAACTACTGATTGCGCGCATGGTAGCCGTCTTGTCGGACGAACAGGCGGAAGCGCAAGCGCGTGGCATCGTAGCGAAAGCGGTGGAAGATTTTAAGATTGAATACGACAAGGATGCCGATACTCCACTGACCGAGTATGTGCGACAGAATGAAGATTTGCTGAAAAAATACACCGCCTGCACTGGCGAGATGCGTGCCGGGCGGACTGACGATATGGCGGATTATGTGATTTAGGGCGGGCTTATGCGGAAGAATACGATTTTCACAGCATTTCTGAACGGCGAAGACGAACTAGATTTTTTGCCGGTGGAAGGCACGACCGTCAAGGGGCAACGGAAGATTAAAGCCGTCATGAAGTTCAAAGCCGGCCTGAAACGCGCATCGCAACTGCGGCGCACGGCTAGTGATCTAACTTTGCATGCGCATCCGGAAGACTTTGACGATGTAGCGAATCCGCAAGACATTATCGGTTCGGCGGTGCGCTGGAAAGGGCGCAACTACTCTATTGATGGTGTCAGCATTGGCAAGAATTACGAAACCGGCGAAGTAGAACACCTAACCTTCAACTGCTCGCTGGCAATATACACGGACGAACGACCGAAGTTCTGCTTGGAGCGCGACCGCAATGTATTTCTCGTCACGGAAACCGGCCGAATGTTTATGTTGGAACAATTTGTATCAACATAGATTTACATAATTTGAACGATATGTTATAATTAGGTTATGGATTTTTATTTGGATTCTAACCGACAGACTGATCGCGATTATTACGAGCGAATGTTAAAACTGATGGGATCTTTGTCGCATCTCTATTCTGATAGTGCATCACCTTATCTAGTGTCGCGCGTGACGGAGAATCTGTTTTGTAGATGCTTGAATGCAGAAAACCTTTCTCGTTCAGATATTACTGCTGATGCTAAAAAAGAGCATGTTGGTATTGGCATTAAAACTTGGACAGGCTCAAACTTGCAAAAAGTTGCCGAGTTTAACTCCGATAAGCCATCATATGAAAAACTTTCAGATCAAGAGATGGTTTTGCGCGTAGCAGAATTGCGCAATGAACGCATTGACTTTACCAAACGCACCCAAAATATCAGCGAAATGATTTACCACTGCACAATTCGCACTCCGGGAAAAATTAAAATCATTGAGTGTCCGCTAGAAAGTGTTGTTATTGAGAATATTCATAATATCAACCGTAAGAAGAATGTGATTACTTTTACTGACGGAGTAAATAAGTATTCTTTTAACACTTCTAAAAGCACTCTGTACAAAGATTTTGCCGGTATTGAAGCAAAAAGTATTTTACCAGTGGAGATAATTGAAGACCCGTTCTTACTGCTGGAACAGAAACTGCTTGGCACGGATAGCATTTCGGCAATCGCGCATGACGAACCGGACAATGAAAAGATATATTTACCATTATATTCTACTCGCTTTTCGACTAAGGAACAGAAGGTTGTAGCGCCACAAAGTGGTCTTAATCAAGGGTTCGCTGACGGCCGAAAGCGCGACCCATATGAGATCTATATTCCAATACCAAAACCGTTTTATGCTAAATGTCCTGATTTCTTCCCGCCTAGGGATACATATTTTTCATTGCGGTTGCCGAATGGTCAGGTTTTAGAGGCTTCGGTATGCCAAGACGGAGGTAAAGCCCTAATGTCCAAGCATAATGCCGATTTAGGCAAGTGGCTTCTTGCGGATGTATTCAAAACATATGCTAAAACACCAATCACTTACGATATACTAGAAAAATACGGGATTGACGCGGTAGAAATTACCAAAAATGACGAAGAAGATTATAGTATCAACTTCGCCAAAATTGGTAGCTATGAGCAGTTTATGGGAGAAGAAGCCATAGATTAAGCGACTACCAACTCCTGCTCTACATTTACGATTACACCCATTGGAGCTACTGGTAGTGGCTCTTTTTGATTGGCACTGGTTTTATCAAGGGCAAGCACAATTTGTTCGGCGATACGGTTAATTACGGAAACACAGACGGAATTGCCGGCTTGCTTGTATAACCGACTTTCGGCTTGATTTGTCGGCAACTTAAAATCTTCGTCAAAGCCTTGCGTATTAAAACATTCATGCGGTGTCATTTTGCGGATGCCGTGTTTAGTCTTTATTAGACAGACATTATGGCCACCTTCGCCTTGATTGGCAGTCAGAGTTGGCACGACTCCACTCTTGTTCTTGCGCACATATTGCCGGCGCCACTGATAGACAGCGCGATCATCGTCCATCGCTTCTACCAATTTCTCATAAATATCGCCTTTATATTTGCCGGGTGTGTAATAATACTTGTCATCCAACTTACTATCAAAGTCAATAATGTCGTCCAATTTGCGCGTCAAACGGACTGGGTGCGGAAACTCAAAGTTTTTATAAACTTCTTCATTCTTAAACGCAACGATGTAAATGCGCTCGCGGTTCTGTGGGACATTGCCATATTCCATCGCGTTCAAGACTTGATACTTGGCATGGTAGCCTTGCTTCTCTAACTCGTCCAAAATTACGCGGAAGGTATTACCGCCATCATGACTGACAAGGTTCTTCACATTTTCTAAAAACAGGATGCTCGGCTGATGTTCCTTAATAATGCGGATAAGTTCAAAGAATAATGTGCCACGACCTTTCTCATCATCAAAGCCCTTGCGCAGGCCGGCGATACTGAATGCCTGACACGGAAAGCCGGCGAGCATGACATCAAAAGCCGGGATTTCTTCGGCTTTCACATCATGAATGTCGCGACAATCGGTTTTAATTGGGAAGTTGAGTTCAAAAGTGTCGCACGGCTTGCGGTCAAACTCATTGGCATAAATAGTTTCAAAACGACCAGTTTTCTCAAAGCCTTTGTCAATTCCGCCGACACCGGCAAAAAATGATGCGCAACGCAATCTACTCATATTACCTCCAAATTACCTCACTTATTGTTCTTATGCTCTATTGTATCACAAAATGCTGCGGCGCGCCGCAAAAATAGTTATAAAATTAGCGCCTACTTTTCCACAAAATGCACCGCGGTATTTGATGCTTATCTTATGCACACTCAAAATCAATAACATATGGAAGCAATAAAGTTTAGCGAACTACCAACCGGCGACCGGATGCCATTAGCGGACGAAGATGGTGTGCCGATTATCGCAAATCAGGAGAATCGCCTGCTCACTTGGGGTAGGCTGAAGCAGCAACTCGCCGAGCAGACTCATACTAAGACCGTCGAGGACGATGATACAAAAGTGCCGACCGCAAAGGCTGTGTTCTCAGCTATTACGAGCGCTACGAATGACGCGGCGAATAACCTCACAACCGCGAAAGCGGAACTTGACGAACAAATCGGCGATGCGCAGGCCAAAGCCGAGGGGGCGGATACTACGGCTAAAAGTGCCTTTGCTTCGGCGGGGTCAGCAAGTAGAGATGCACAGAGCGCGGAGAATAAAGCCACTGAAGCCCTTGCTAAAGCCGAGGCCTCGGCTGGAGATTTAGTCACGATCGAGGAAAAGATTTCTGGGCTGGAAACTGCACAGACCACAACAGGAGAGGCGCTCAACCCTGTCGTCTTAAGTAAGTCTTATCAATTCCAATATCATACTGATCCCGATACGGGTGCTATCACCATTATTGGACGCAGCGAAAGTTCCGTTTCTTCTGAACCGGTTGCGACTGATTTAGTCACCGTATTGACGACGATTATTAATAATCAGGCTTCGCTCTACCAAGCAATTTGCGTGCTCACCGACCTCGTTAATAGCCACGAAAACTTTAATGATGACCTTCAAGCCGACCTCGCAACCTTTATGACCGAACTCAAAGCACAGATGTCGCTGGTGACGGAGACGTATTAGGAAAGGAATAACTGGCTATGGTGACTTACGGACTAACCAAACTTGCGCCAGCGTTTAATGCGGTAATAGCGGAGTTTCCAACTTATTTCCAGACGACAAGCGCGATGTATCGGGACATTTTTGCTGCTATTCAAGCAGAAGGCAAAACTGGGAGCGATAGCGATGACCCATTTACGCGCAGATATAACTGGTGCTATGGTGCCAAAGATTTTGCGGAGGAACTTTTTGTTGCCGTAGAATATGGCACAGCAATTAATGGCGTGACCTATGGGCCGATGGTAAAGCCAAGTGATTGTGATGGCGTAAATAAGGCAGCGCGCTTTAAAGACATTCATAACTTGTTTTGGGCGCTAGTGATGGCATTTGGTGGGAATAGTCTAGGTAATGCGGCTAGCCCACGCCCATCACTTAATATGGGTGGAGAAGCTTGCCCGCTGAAGATTCTGCGAAGCGATAATGCCAACATCACTAACACTCAGCTCAAGAAGCAGATGTCGCCTTATTACGGCCTCGCCGATACAATTGCTCAAGTGGGTTGTTTCGCCAGCGTGAAGGAGATGTTTGCAATGAACTTCCCGATAGACACCAGTGGCATCTCCCATTCCCAATTAGAGGCATTAACTTTTCGCGAATTAATCGACTACATTCGCCGATGCCCACTTCGTTGTGATGACCCGAATGGCACTGGTAATCTTATCTATCTTCGTCAAGTAGTGTCTTACGCTGAATATGAACTGCGACCGCTCTTTGACGCTAAGTTTCAAGCGTGTGATGAGCATATGGCGGGCTGTGCTAACTGTGAGGAGTTAGGCGAGTGTGACGAATACTTAGTACTTTATGACGAGGCTTGCCGACTGGAGAGCCAAACCGAGCAATATATCGCAACTTACGCTCATCTAGGAAATATACTATCGGCAGATGACTATATGGGTGATCCTTATTACTATGCTTACTCCTACGGGCAAGAGTTTAAGAACCCACTTCGCGTAGTGAGTGTAGAAAGCGCGCGGTTGCCAACTAGAAACTACACGGGTAGCCTCGCGAGTTATAGCCTAACAACGGGCTGGAATGCGCTGAATCCTGGTGGCGGGGGCTATACGGATGCGGTCTATAATGTGGTCTTGGAACGCAACTTTGCTTTGCCTTTCCTCTCGTTCGACCATACCGAGACCACTTATACTAATGGCAACCCGAATTACATTAAGTCCAACCTCTGGGCTTTCCTCAATAGTAAAAAAGGCAACTATAAAGATAACTCTCGTCTCTTTGCCGAAAACCAGCACAAAGACGATGCGTTTTATGCGACTTTCCGTTCCTATGTCTATCGAGGATACCTATGTTGCTTGGGCGACGATTTACTTAAACACACCGTAGGCTTTCGCGAACTGGAACAAATCAAAAACGCCAACGGAAGTTTCTCTAGCACCCATATTGCTCGTGTGTCGTATGTCACAATTGCGCATAGTCGCGATTATAAATATGACTATAACTCTAAAATCGGCACTTATAGTCTTGCAAATCATACCCCAAATTATGACGATTATGCCATTCTAATTTCTTACTACGACAACCTGGACGCTAAAGCTCTTACTGAAACACGAAAAATGGTCTTACCGACTTTCAGGAGTGGAAGTTTGGCGACTGCTCGTCAAATTGCTCTCGGCGTAGCAACTCGCACTATGCTCGCCACTACTGGCAAAGTAGTGGCGCTAGATGCGAACGGCGACCTTGTCGCAGACTACCCGAACTCGACTTCAATGTTCGCAGCGCGACCTCGTCACCGAATGTTCCCGTTCTACCTCACCGAGAAAATGGGTGTGCCACGCAACTTCACTATCGGCGTAACGCTAGAGGAAACATAAAGTGAATTAACGATTTGAGGAAAAGCAATGTTTGAAAAGTTAAGACAAAAGATTTTCAAGAAAAGCACAGTCGGGGCGGAAAACCAAACCGTAGAGCACGATGCTGAGGACAGGTTTATTGAATACGGCATCCACCAATACGGCAACGGCTTTGCTTTGCGCAATGGCAGTTATGACAATACCTACCCCAATATCGCACGAATTGCCGAAGCGATTGCCGAGGTGTTACCGATTGCGATTGACTCGAAGGGTGAAGAAATCACCCCGACACCAAAACTACTCAAGGTGCTTGCTCGGCCGAATCGCGAAATGAGCGGCACAGATTTTATGGAAACACTAGCCACGATGCTACTCGTCCATCCGAAAGTTTATCTGCTGGTATGGCGCAATACGGCGCAAGGGCTGGAAGCCGGCGGCGACATCACCCTAGATAACTTTGCCGGGCTGACCTTTATGGAGAATGTGGCGGAAAGCGTGGTTAATGGTGTATCGACCTACCGTATGGGTGGCAAAACTTATAGCGAACAAGAAGTTATTACTCTGTCGCTGGCAATAAACCCCTATCGCCTAAACGATGGCTATTCACCAAGCATCGCCGGCAAGAAATGGGCGACCACGGACGACTTCATTGCTGAATATCACAATGCCCAGTTCCGCAACGGCGCCGTGCCGGCTGGACAATTCACTATTACCGCACCGAGCGTTGCGATCTATAACGACATCGTAGATAGAATGCAGGAACAATTCCGGGGTGCGAGAAGGGCCGGCAACATTATGTATGTTCATCGACCAACTTCAAGTATTGACGGTAAGCCGGAAGCGGCGGCAATCGAATGGACACCGTTTGCCCAAACCAATAAAGAACTTACCCTCGAAGCCGTCTATCAACAGGCCAACCACAAAATTGACACTATCTTCGGGGTGCCGGAAGAAATCAAGGGGCATCTCTCGAATAGCAATTACGCAAGTGCTGAGGTGGCGGACTATGTTTTCTCGCGGCGCGTAATTTACCCGAAACTGGTCAAAATCTATAGTCGGCTGACGCACGAGTTTAACCGAATCTTCGGCGGGATGGGGTTCGCTCTGAGTTTTAACTACGAACTGCCAATGCTGACCGATACGCGCAAACTGCAAGCCGAAGCTCTGAAGGCCCTTGTCGAAGCGGGCTTCACGGCGGAGAGTGCCGTGGAAGCGTTGCGACTGCCGGAGAGTTTTCGGAAGTTGGAAACGAAGACGCAAAGCACGAAATGTGTCGGTGCTAGCGAGGACGCGCTTGCGCCCAAAGCGCGGAACGCGCGACGGTGTCAGGGCGCGGACGAGTGCAGAGCGCAGAAAGGAGCAGCGTGATGGATGCGGCACTAGCAACTGTGCTCTGCGCGGCGATTACGGCGACCGGCACGGTAGCGGTCGCCAAAGTTGGCGCACGCAGTAAAGCAGAAAATCAGGAGATAATGACACGGCTTGACCGTGTAGAAAAACGGTTGGAAAGTGAGGCGATTATTAGCGAGCGCAATGACTTATTGATGGCGATTCGGGCGGATGCGGAAAATACGGCGGAAATTATGACAATTGGTAAGCGCTACTTTTTGGATCTAAACGGCAACTCTTATGCGAGCAAACCTTTCGCACGGTGGGCACTCGAACATCACATTGATATTAGTGGCTTATACACCGACCATAATGACCTAGAGTTTTACATAAGGAATCCGGAGTTGGCTATGAAAGAATAG